AGCATATACAGCGTAGGGTTAGACATAGTGAGCATCCTTCAGAAAAGCTTCCTTGACCTTTGTATAGGAAGCATTAGATCCACAGTTCTTGAGTATCATAGCAACAACCGCTTCATAAGTCAAGCGTTCATCACATTCCTTGTCCCAAAACTGGAAGACAAGACCGCGCAACATAGGATCAAAAGTCGGCGCATAGTTGATTGCAAACGTCTTCCGATCCATCGTCTCACGGTTCTGCTTGACAGTCTGATAAACATGCCATGCAGCAAGACGTATCTGTTCCATCAGAACAACTTGGAACTTCTCAATCTTTTCCACATCTTCACGCGGAAGGACAGGAAGCATATCATCCAATTCGTTCTTCAGGATCAGTTCTACAACATCACGTTACTGCCCAAGCAGTGACTTGATCTTATGGATCCGAACATACCAGTCCGACTTGATCTTGACCATGTGGCCGTCATCAAACCGAACAACTACACCTTCAGCATCTTCCATTTCACGGATTATGCCGATAATCGAACCCATCTTTTGAATTTGTTCGTGTGACCATGCCTTTACAACTTCAATGCCATATCGCTCACCAATGCGTTCAAGAGCATCATGCAACAGATAGTTACCAGATGCAGTTTCACGCATTGCAGTCAGCACAAGACGATCCTCAGGATAGTCCAGCACAATACGGTTCTTGTTAGAACACCACTCAAAGATCGGAGTGAATCCATGTTCAAGATAGTGAGCAGCAAGTTCAGTATAGTCAGGACGCGAGGCCACGAAAGCTTCTGCTTCCATAGAAGTATCAGTGATACCCATCTTGGTCATCCAACGAAGGTGCCCGTTGACGAAACAAGGAGATACCATAGAGCCGTCAAGCTTCTCAAGGATCACATGCGGGCGAGACCAATCAATCTTACCGATAGAAGTCTCATCACGCTCGTTCACATTGAAGAACTTGTGATACCGACGACCGATCAGATCGCCGTCCATGTCAAACACAAGACCACGACACTCACGACGAACAGCAGCGCCGTGCAACTGACCAGAATACTCTCCTGCATTTTGCCCAGAGATGTATACATCACCAGTTACATGAACATCAGGAAACGTTTCATGACCAGCTACAACATAGTTGATGACCTGATAACCATCCTTCACCACATGGATGAACTCAGGAGAGTCCTTGATGTGCGGTAACACATCATCTATGTGGTATATTTTAGGAAAATCATATTGCATTAGAAATCTCCTGGTGCTACCTGAAGGACACGAACACCCTCAGCACGAATTGCATTTACTACCCGACTTCGGTCATCAAACCACAGAAACGGCTCACCGAACTCAGCACGGATCTGCTGAAGCAATTCAACCTTGATGACATCATCAGGACGATGATCCTTTGCAGGACGCATGAATAGCTTGTGATGTGAAACACCAAAAGCATCCATCTGGCGTTCTGTTGCTTCACGCTGTTCCTCACCGCGACCAGAACACAGAATGATGAAGTTACCATCATCCATGAATGTCTGCGCCAGCCACACAATATCCTCATGCGGCGTATCATTTACAATACCAGCATTGAAAGCTTTCCAGTTCTTTGGCTTCGTTGCGACAAAGGCACGCCGATGCTCAATGTTCGCAAGAGTGCCGTCAATGTCAAAAACGATAACCTTGGTCATTCTACACACTCAATCCTATCTTCAGCTTGCATATACCAATCAGGAGCAGGTCCTGCTTTATTAGCAGAGTTTACCTTTTGAATACGCGACTTGGCTTCCTGATATGTATCGTAATCCTCATGCCAATACTCTTGGCCCCAACCGCGTTCAGATTCCACAAGAAAGATCCGATACTTCATTTTCTGTCCTTTCTATATCTTACGACCAATTGTAGCAGGATCAGTTCCGTCAGTCAAGTATTGAATAGCACCCTTATTATAAGCTGGAGCAACCCGAGTTTTCTTACGTTCAATCTCTTTGATGGTCGCAACAGATTCCTCACGGTCGCGCTTCCACTTGTAATCATCAACAGACCGCTTGAAGCCATTGCCGACAGAGTTAGACAGTGGTGCTAATTCTCGCTTCGGCAATGGCTCAGGCATATTGATTGGGCGTTCCTTAACAGAACCCTTGAGTACAGACTTGAAATATTCTTTGCGCTCTTCACGTAGACGCAGTGTCTTAGCGGATGGTTTTTTACGATCAGATGAAGTCTTAGTGTATACAAGTGCCATTAGTTATCCTATCGCTTCTAGAAGTATGATGAATATGATCCACATCACGATAACGTAGATCAAGAACCACATTACACCCAACCTTCCGAATATTCTTCACGCTTATTACTATGATACTCATGGAGCCCGTCAAGAAACGAGTTGATATCGTCCAACGGAATGCTCATTATATGCTTTCTCTCGGCCACAGTCAAGATGTAATCAGCGACGAGTCATTCGTTTTCTCCTTAGAAGGGGCAGCTTACAGATTGCATCAGAATACGCTTGACTTGATCGGCAGTGATGCCTGCGATTCGTGCAAGCTGAGCCACTGTCATATTGGGGTTCATGTCAAACATTTCACGGATTTCAGACGGGGACATTTTAGACATTACATGCTCCAGTAAGTTTCAGAAGACGGATCACAGCACAGAGGAGTGTTCACTCCCTGAGTGAATTCTTTTCCACTCATCATGTTGCGCTTCGTTTCTTTCTTCTCAATGTTTGCGTAGAAGTGATTGATTTCAGCGATAGCAAAATCAGACTTGTTATCAAGACGGGCAAGAGCAATCTTAGCTCCACGCTCAGTCGGATAAACTTTGTAGTTGAAAGAGCCACCAGCGAGACGGGTCGTTTCGGTGTTGTAGATCACGTAAGACATTCAAGAACCTCTTTCGTTGTTACAGAGACATTTATAAAGGATACGGAAAAAATGTCAACTCTTTTCTTCACTTTTCGATGTAGAATTCGTTATTTTCGAAGTCGAATTCAATGTTGAAGAGCTTACGAAGCGCAGTTTGCAACTTCAGAGCGATTACAGCTTGTGCGTGAGCAAGACGCTCGTTTTCAAAGATAGAATAGAGAGTTGCAGTAGCAAGCTTGTCATTGATGAAGAGAATGATCTTGTTAAACATGTGCATCTCCGTTGTTACAAAGAGAATATACTGGATACGGAAATAAATGTCAAACAAAAAATGGCAGAAAACTGAATTTCTGCCATTTACCATAGAATACAACTTTTAGTATTGTTTAGGACTGCTTTTTCAATTCTAAGAATGTTCTCACAAAGCTATCATTAATCTCATATCCGTTCTTTTTCATCCAATGATACTCTTTTCCGTACTCGGTACGAAACATTCTAATCAATCCGGACTCTCTTGAGTCACCAAATCCGCTCATAGCCGCTATAAATGCTCTTCCCCATGCAATCATGGTAGGACTCCTTTCAGTCATGTTGTGATACACTAGTATATAGTGTATCGCGTTGTGCAATGCAGCATGACAAATTGTCGCTATTCTTTGATGTGCGACCTGTGAACTTTTACCATGATCCAGTCATTATAGTATCCATCAGATTCCAAAACGTTCTCATTCATCTGATGCCAAGCTTCCCAGTAGTTCGCTGTACCTTTAGACTTGCAGAGTTTTAAGATTTCTCTTTTGAATCTATTTCGTCCCAGTTTCTCAACGTCTCCAAGAAGTGTGAGGTTTGAACCAAAGTATTCGCGCCAGTCACTTTCACTTTTGACTTTTTTCTTTCGCGTTTGCCCTTTAACTTTTTTGCTTCGGACTTTCGTGAAGTTCTTTTTACCAATATATTGTTTTCCATTTTCTAGATTGGTGATGCGATACACAAAGGACACATAGCCTTCAATATCATCATCACCAATTTCTTTGTCGTTGTATAGCCACATAAACATACCCTTTTAGAGTATGTATGTTACCTACGGTAATAGTCACCAGGCATAGGTTGAGTGATATCAAAAGAATTAGTGCCGCATGTCACTTGAGGAAATGTTGGACAGTTTGGTGATGAACAAACATAACCCATCACACCACTAATCTTGATACCACACTTAGGACAACTTTCTTTTACTTTACCAACATATGGACCTGTATCAATCCATGGATTATACGTTTGTTCTTTTGGTGCAATCTTCTTACCTTCTTCAAGCCCAGCAGCAAAACCGTCCTTGAAACCCTTTGCATAATCAGTCATACGTACCTCCAAAACCAACACCACAATGTTTCAATCTTGCCGGTTGTGCATACCATAAGTCAAAGTCTATACCTGAGTATCCAACACCACTATGAACATACAGTGATACATCATCTTCTTCATATGGCGTAAAGAACCATTTCAAAATCTTACTCATCTTCATTTTCCACTTCTACTTCATCTTCATCAAAACATTCCTCACCGCAGAAGGAGCAGAAGCGTGGCTGCCCCTGCGTCTCTTCATAGTCGTAAAGCACTTTGTATGATGACTCACAGTAGTTGCATTTTATCTTATCTACTTCTTTTGTCATTCGCAAATCCTTGTTTACTAAATAGATGTAGATCGCGGTGTTGGAAGCACCCATCTACTCTAACGCTTTCGAGAACATCAGCCTATGACTATATATACTTATCAGTTTTCTCGTTCTTTAGCCGAATCTCTTGGCATATCTTTCACAGAAATCCCAGAACTATCAGATCAAATGATTGATTTACATCAATCGGATGATCACTTCACAAACTATGCCACAAGAGGTGGCGGTGCAGCAGGATCAAAGAATGGTCACTATGGCTGTAAACACACCGAAGAAACAAAACAAGTTCTTCGTGAGAAACGTTTGGGTAAACCGCCATCTAACAAAGGTATTCCTAATCCAGGACAGAGTGAGCGGTTTAAAAAGAAAAACCCTATGTTCAACTCCAAATCTCGTGAAAAAATGCGTCAGTCTAAGATCGGTAAAGAATCGCCACATAAAATTAAACACACAATAAAGTTTGATTGTAAATGGTGCGGTAAGAGCCACACAGTTATTGCTAAGAAGAAAAACGTAAAGTCATTCTGTAACAAGTCCTGTGCGGCATCTTACTCTAACACATATCGTTATATCTCACAGCCCGACGCGCTACTGCAAGCCAATTCCTGACTTCCAGTTGTGTTATCACGCTTCTCATACTTAGCTAACATTGTCCAATCAATATCTTTTGGCATCTTAGCTGCAAGTGCTTCATATTCTTCCTTCGTGCAGTCTTGATAAGGAGCCTGCTGATAAACGTGATCTGAGAATGGCAAGAACGAAACGCCAGACATTTCATCAAAGTGATTGTAGACCCACGCACCAACTTCTGGCCATTCATCTTCTTTCACTGAGATAGTTACAGAAGGCTTATGCTCACACCAATGACGCTGATAGACAAGCCATAATTCAAGCTGTTCAATAGCAGTCATATCAGTGCGGAACACAGCATGATCAGGAGACTTCTGCGGGAACGAGAACACATAGGTATGCTCAGGCTTCATTACATCTTCCTCAACAGGGAAGCCCATGTCCTTCATCATTACTGCTAGTGGATCTTTCTTGTCAGCACGAACAGTTCTAATATAATAAGGGCTATGGCGGGCATGAATGCCAGAAGCAGAGTCGACCAACTGAGAAACGGTCCCAGAAGGCTTGACACAAGTAATAGCAGCAGAAACAGGAATACCAAGTTTTGCAGCCCAAGTCTTATTAGTTCTAACGGTTTCATTGCGAAGTTCCTCCAATAGATCAGGTAATTCAATCTCAATAGTCTTACCATTCGTATATTCATTGTCCATAATACCAGTCAGTGACACACCAAGCAGACGTTCTTCTTCGCAATTCTCTCTCCACTTCTTGCTCAAGTATTTGAAGTTGGTAAGTGTGGATTGGAATGTACCAAGTATAGTTGCGAGTTTGACCTTGCGCTTGAGTGATTCGGGTGTATCATCTCCTCTGACGACCACCTCTGTAAGATTACAGAACTCGCGTGAACGGAGAATGATTTCAGAACATGGGTTGGTGCCGAAATCGTGTTCAGGATCACGGCGTCCGAACTTCTCAGCCTGCTTCTTAGACGCAGTTCTACTAAAAATGCCGCGTTCGCCAGAGCGCGACTCATAGAGGGATAACCACTCGCGCATGAAGAGGCCCACATCAGGCTTCTCTTTTGCAACGAAAGAGTTGTTAGCAAGAGCGCGTTGGACATTCTCTTTCCACCAGTCACCAGACTTTGCAACGCGCATTCTATCATCACTAAGGTCAGAAAGAGAAATAAGCGCGGATCTACGAACGCCGCCGACAACCACAATTTCAGCGATCTTACAAACGATATCATGTGACTCCAATGTAGTTAAACGACGACCAGCAG